TGGTGCAGAAGGGTCATAAGACCTGCCAAAAGGGTAGCTCCCTTCGATTCCGCCATTGGTGCCGCTGGAGTGCCCAGTCATGCTCGGATTAATACGAGAAGACATCCAGCACATCTTAATAGGGGGCGCTACAGGCCTTACTGACCCAACGTAGTATAAGTCTATAAGGTGACGGGGATAAAAACCCGGCCCCCATTTTACTACACAGAGGGATTAATATGTTTAGTGCAAAGGAAAAGAGAAAGATAGCAGAAGCAATAGAAAAAGTACTATTAGAAATTGACCATCCTGAGATGCCGAAGGAAAAGCCTGTATTTCATCTTCATGTAGATGGTAAAGAAGCTTGGTCTTGGGCTGATATTCAACCAAATTGGATGTATGATGATGTAAAACCAGCAAATCCCAATCCTTGGAATGAAATAGCAAGAGAAGTATTAAAGGAGGAATAGAACATGTCAAGAAAACAGCGCAGAGAAAAGAACTTAACTAACATAGAGGATTTGGAACAGAGAATGGAAGGACTTGAAAAGTTGATAGATGATGTATTGGGAATAAGGAATGAGGAAGTAAATAACATTCATTACCTTGTTGGAATGACCAAACACTATCAGATGGAGTTTGCTAACACAAGAAATACGATTATGATATTCAATAAGTTCTTAGAAGAGAAGAAGCTAAAAGAAGACTTTGAAAAATGGGCTAAGGACAAAGAGGAAGAGGAAAAGAAAAAGACAGAAGTTAAAATACCCGAGAATAAACCTGTGGAGGCCAAACCTAATGGAGATATTGAGCACGTCCATACAAATTGAAATAGAATGTGATTGCGGAGAGGTCGACTTCGTAGAAGTTGAAGAAATGTCCGAAGTATCTGGTATTTGTATCAGATGTAATAAACACTACACCATATATTTAGATGAACCGGTGATTGAATGATGAGAGATGACTTAAGAGACAGACTACTAAAGACTCTTGATGCTGTCTCTGAAAGTTATCTAACTCATGGATTGAGTAAAGAAGAATTTCTTAATGATTGCAAAGTAGCTTATGAAACAAACGTTTGGATAAGGAGTGGAATATAATGGTTGAAGTTGATTGGAATACATATGTGAGTCACATCGATACTATGATTGCACAAATAAAGGGTAGTAATATCAAGTATGATGTTGTAATTGGTATTGGTAGAGGAGGTTTAGTACCTGCTCTTTATATAAGCAAAATGCTAAATATCCCGATGTTAGTTATTTTTGCACAGAGATATAAAGATAAGGAACCTAGTGGCGAAACGAGAATGTCACATCTAACGGGATTGCATACACTTCAATATACAGATATGATATTATTAGTTGATGATATTGCAGATGAAGGTGTAACACTTTCTGATGTTAAGGGTGTATTGGCTGGATTAAAATTTACATCTGTTCATACTGGCGTTGTATATAAAAGGTCAACTTCACGAATAGACCCAGATTATATAGGAGTGTTATTATCTGAAGACTGTGGCTGGTTAAAATTCCCTTATGACAGAGAGACTAAGGTGATTTAAGTTGAAGATTTATCTTGCACATCCATTTAGTACGCGCAAATTCATCAGAGAGTGGCAACTTAAAGCAGAGAGTAGATTTCAGCATTCGTTTGTCAATCCTTTTTATGATTCAGAAAAGGAACAAGAATTGGTTAGAAGAGCCGATGAGGGGAATATAAATATTTTAAATTTGTTAGGAAGCCTAAATCCAAGATTAATTGTTGAAGAAGATTTAGCACTTATAGAGGATTGTGATGCAATAATTGCATATATAAATGGGGATACTAGCTATGGAACAATAATGGAAATAGTTTATGCACACCTATCGAAAAAACTAATAGCAGGAGTTATAACAAATGGTTATGTAAATCATCCTTGGTTAAAACATCATTGCACAGACATATATACAAACTTCAACGAAATGGAAGATGAGTTCCTTAGGTGATGTTTTGGAATTATGCAGTGTTATACTCTTTGTCATATCCATTGCCGCTGCTTACTATGCCTACTGCTGTAACCTTGGTAATAGACAAAATATTGTATACAGAGACATAATTAAAGAGATACCTTCCAAATCCCCAGTATGGGATGAAGAGGCCGAATTATTAGCGCTTACCTCAACACAAGAAGGGCAAGAGTTTTCCGAACAACTTTACCCTTAAAAAAATATACCAAAGGAAATTTTTGATGTATGCGTAATGCGGGAACCCTGATGGTAAAACCAAAATCAGACACACTACGCATATTTCATCATTCATTTATTATTATAATCTCCTTTGGTCTGCCTCCGGAACCTGATTTATCTTTTACTATTGACACTATCCCCTGTCGTGCCATGATGTTAATGATATCTGTAGATTTTTGCCAAGTCCAACCCATATTGGACAACCGCTTCTTCACATCAGATAATGGGCAATTAGTCATTTCCTTAATAACACTTACTGCCTGACTGAACTCACTACCTCTTTTAATCTCATTTCTCCACTCATTAGAGGTATTAATTAGGAACTTTAATCTTTCGTCCATTTTAACTTCAATCTCTGTTCCAAAATTATGAGTAGCTATAGTATAACCTAATGCTAATCTTTCATAAAGGTCTTCTTCATAATGCGGTATTCCTAGTTTATCTAATACCATATAAAATTCTCTACTATACTTTATCTTAGTTACATGCTTTAACTTCGTCATAATATCTGTAACATCGTGTCTAATATTATTTAACAAATCTGCAGGTGCTCTAACATTTTTCCCAGCACGTCTAGCAGCACGAATTTTAGCCTCTTCCTCAGTAGTTGGAATAAAGAATAAAAACATTAAACGTCTACCTAATCCACTTGATAAGTCAAAACGCGATGGTTGAGACCCCGTCCAAAGTGTTAACTGTGTAACATAGCGAATTTTTCCCATAGCCAATCTCTTATTTAAATATCCTGTATCTAAAGACGTTAACATAGCTGTATCAAGATTAATACTATGTTCCATCTTCATTGAGTTTGTAAGTTGTGCAAACTCATCAATACCTAATATGCTTTCTTGATGTTCATACGCTGCACCATAAATAACGACTGGTTCTCCCTCTACCCCTTTAATCGTACCAACATATCCTGCTTCAGTCATTGCACCTTCAAATCCAGTCTTGACGTCTGTAGTACCAAATACACTATAAGGTCCATCAAGCATTTTCATAAGAACCAAGGTCTTCATAAAACCAGGAGGTGCAACGAAGAATACATGCATTCTAAAGTTTGCTACCCTGCCCCCATCTAAAGCAAACTCCCGCTTCTGATTCTCTAAATTTATCATATGACAGCAAGCACTAATCGTAAAGTAAGGAACGAATCGTTCCGAAAGTGCTATGTTACAGGCTTTAAAATAGTCTATAACGTTATCATATAGTGTCATAGTATCCCTTTATTGGTATTTGGTATTAAACAATGTAATAATCTTATCTGCCATACTATCTCCAACGCCTTTAACCTTTGTTAAATCATCTTTGGGTGCATTAGCGACACCCTTTAAATCACCAAATGTTTTAAGCAAATCACCTGCAAGACTGGGAGTAATTCCCGGAACGCCTGATAATATATTTCTTGCAGTAAAATTCAGGTACTTTTCCTTCTTGCGGAATCCCTGGTCATATTTACCTTCACTAACCTTCTCACAAATACGATAAGCAACATCAATTAACGTTACGTCATCTGGAAACCACATTACTTGTATGCCGCCCTTGACCGATAAAGATGCAATCGTTCCATAGATGACATTAATATTAGTCTTAAGATGTATTTTATCCATTCGTCTTAAATAATCTCCTATATCTCCACTAATCATAAGATATGGAATATCATAAAGGTCTACAAGTCTTTTACACTGTTCAAATATTCTTTGACTTTGGATCGAACCCATTAAATCTGGAATTGCTTTACGCTCAATTCCCACAATAGTCCTCACTGGTTTGCAATTTAAATCTCTAAGTGCAAAATCTCCAGCAGTAAGAGCCGTAACCCTATGAGGTATTCCTTTTCTTTCAACTATAGCTAATGTTAGTTCCTTTTTCTCTCGACTATCGACGAGGAATTCAAATCCTTTTTCCATATTGTTAATACACCTTCCTTATATTGTTTCTGATTATACTGAATATAACCATGGCGTTTTAGTGCAAATATATATAGACCTTCCAGTAAGTCATTATCACTTTCATTAAGAGTCATAGACGGTGATAATTGATGAATAACATCAGGCTTGGGCGAAAAGTTACTCAAAAACTTAGATATAAACAACGGTAATATGCTTCCTACTTTAACTGACCAAAGTTGACCATATACCTCTGAATCGATAAAGCAATTATCTAACATAATATTATCATAAGTCTCTATTGACATCTCTAACTTAATATATACCCAAAACCTTTCTGCTGCTACCGCTAGTTCATAAAAAATCCTCCCGAGTTTACTATCAGGAGATTTCCACTTAGAAGTGCGTGGTGCTGCGTGTACTATTAACTTATCGAAGGTTTGGCAATATTCTGATTTGCCTGACCCTTCAGGTCCTACGACTGCTATCATTTTATCAGGGTTTCCATTATATATGATATCGACAATAGTATATATAGTTTGCGGATATACGAATGGGGAAGGTTCGACATTCATATATGTTTATATAGGATGGTTGATATAGTATTATTACTAAATGAAATTATGATTGTCTCCTAAAACAACATCAATTAGTTGACAATCAGAAATGTTTATATACTCAAAAAGCTATATTAAATTGGGAGAATATTATGAAAACAGATGGAAGAAGACGCAATGTAATATTCGACGCGCAATTAGCAAGAAATGGACAGGTGACTGTCGAAAAGAGAATAAGAGAGCAAATGGGTATTGTTGCTGGAGACAAGATATGGTTTAAAATAATCAGAGTTGTTGACAGTGAAGGTTACGACAAATACGATACCCACGATAAGGCAATAAACGAGATAACAGAGGAAGAAGAAATTAAAGAAAGGGAGGCATAAATAATGTCTGATATAGCAAAACTATTAGAAAAAGCAACAGGAAAGAAAGACGAGATAATGCAGCAACTGACTATCTTGTCGAAAGAGTGCGAAAAGAAAATGGGTATTCCAGCAAGTGCTGTAATGGATAAGTACGAGCAGGAATTTAAATCCTTGAAAAGTGTTATGAACACCAAAGATGAGAATATCATCGCTGGTAGGGCATGGGCACGTGTAAAGGGTTACTTTAGACAGGAACTGAGGTCACCAGCATTGATATTCAATGGTATGATACTCGGTGTTACTGAACCGTTTGATATGGTTCGGTCAGCAAAGAAACTTGCTGCTGCCCTTTTCGCAGAGGATAAGGCAAAGGCAATTAAGGAAGGATATTGCAACGAAGCTGGAGAAGCTTTGGATAACAAAAAGGCGTTTGGAAATGGTAATGCAAATCCGAACTACGGCAAAGTCCTACCTGAACACAATTACATTAGGAATGTGATTGGTATATGTGAACATGAAGGCGAGAAGAAATTGTTTTCCATGATGATGGGAGACAGACTTGTTAACCTTAAAGTTCCGACGATGGTACCAGTTACGTTCAGAGCAAATGTGGCAAAGACGCAGAATGAGCAGGATATTCTGTCTTTGAATCCATACACAAAGATTGTGTTTGAACCGAACGGAACGAAACCTAGCGACTACATACAAGAGAGCAGCAAGGTTTATGAGCAGTATATGATGGTACTTGGAGATATTCAAACGTACCACAATTCAAATGCTGGACCGAAGAGGTTCTGCATTGTTGAAGCAGATGTCATGTATATTGACTCAGTACCGAATGCAACAACTGGAAACAGAATGATGGTTTTGGAAGACGATTCCTTACCCAGCGGCCACAACGGTGTGACTACATTCATTCCCCCGTCAATAGATATTGACTTCGGAAGCGGTTCCCGTGTAGTTGTATGTGCGCAAACGAACGAAACAAGTTATCAGGCAGAAGAGGGTGAAGTAAACTACATAATGAATATCACTGGATTGTTTGCAATACCTGAAATGAAAGTGCCTGCTGACGAAGTACCACAATCAGCTGTACAAAAGGTGAATTAAAATGCCAGAAGATGGAGGCTGGGGTGGTCTTTCAGGGAAAGCCACAGCAGAGGACGAAGCACCAAAGACGTTCAACAATGCTGAAGTTGCCTCTTGGATAACAGGCGCGATTAAACGCGAAACCCGGTCTCCTATCTGTGCAGCTATCTATGGCGAAGACGGTGTGGGCAAATCTGGAGTAATGATGGACTGTAGGTCTGAAGAGGAGGTTAAGGCTGGCAAAAAGGTTATAATAATAGACCTTGATGCTAGCTGTTCTCCTCTAAAGGAAAAGTTCTTTCCTGATGACGATGGTATGATTATTCTGGACCCCACAACGTTGCTACAGGATGGCAAGGTCGATTATGTTACGACATATAATAAGGTTCTCGCAATCATTAGGTATATTACTGAGAACGAAGAAAGTTTAAATCTCAAGGCTGTCTGTTTAGATGGTCTTGATACACTACTTAAAATTTGCGAACAAGTAATGAGATACGAGGACCTTAAAGTAGACCCCAATGTGCAGATTAAGGACCAATGGCAGTGGTCAAAAAGAAATAGACGTTATTTGACCGTAATTCAGTTAATAAAGCACTTGCACTGTGATAGGTTTTTTACAACTCATATGAAGGAGATAAAAGAATATAGAGCTGGACAACTTGTTACGAAAGATAGTAAACCAGATTGGGAAAAGTCGACTCCTGGAATTATGTTTCAAAAGTTGTTTTTAAAGAGAACAACCAGTAGTGCGGGTACAGTATTTATAGCTGTAGTAGAAAAAGCAAAAGGTGCTTTAGAAGTCGAAGGAAAAGAATACACGTTTGCAGAAGTAAGCAAAGCTGGTACCAAATGGACTGGCTTAAAAGAATTTTATAATACACTTAGGGGTGCATAACGTGGACTATTACTCAATACCTCCCTTTGAACATCTCGGCGGGGATAAAAATTGTCAGCATTACCTGACGGTTGCCCAATGGGTTGAACAGAGGGAGGCCCTCTTAACCTTTTATAAGAAGAGGACCGAAGAGGGAGCAAAGTTAATATTGGATAATGGTGTATTTGAGTTTAGGGAAGCTTATCCAGTGGAGAAATATTTAGAAATGGCTGATGCTATTGGTGCAACTACGATTGTAGCACCAGACGTTTGGAAAGATGCAAAGAAGACAGCCGAGTTTACATTAGAGTTTTTAGGATGTATGTCAGAGAAGGAATTATGTAAGTTTAAGGTTATGGGTGTTCCGCATGGAAGAACACTTTCTGAGTTTACTTGGTGTTATGAGAAGATTTGTTGTGATGTAGATATTGTTGGTTTAGCTAAAGATGAGTGGGGAGATATGACGGGATATATTAGACCATTTTTTACTTGGTCACTCGATGAAAAGATACCGATTCCGTTTCATTTATTAGGATTAAGTTGTGTAAAAGAGTTAAGTATGTGTAATCAAAAGAGTGTTATGTCTTTTGATACTTCAATGCCTTATAAAGCAGGATTAGAAAATAAGTATATTAGAAAGGATTCTATTTTTAGTACTAAATATACTCCTGAAATGGCGTTCGATAAAGAACAGTTGGCATTCGCGATTCAGAATTGCGATATTCTGAGAGAGCTAGCTAACGAAGAGAAGGTTAAACCATGGACTACTTGCTGATGTGTGCAGATTACACGGTAAGAAAAGGAATGCCTGTAATTTTAATTAGGGCGCGAGACGAGAATGGTAAGGTTTGCCTTTTTGAAAAGGAAGATTATACTCCTTATTTTTGGGCTCCTAAACACCAGGTTACAGATACTGATGCGTATATGACTAGTGTTGATGGTACTGAAGTTGCTAAAGTTTATGTTGGATTACCTAAAGATGTTAGAACAGCAAGAGAGGCATATTCAGTAACTTATGAAGCTGATGTATTGTATCCTTGGAGATTTTTAATTGATAAGGAAATTAAATCTGGATTTACAGTTATTGATAATAGTTTAGTTCCTATAGATAGGGATAACGGTCAGAAGTATAATAAGATGTATTTAGATATTGAAACAGAAGTTACTGGCAATGCTATTGACCCTAATGCAGCTAAAGATATGATATTATGTATTGGATTTTCAATGAATGGAGATAAAATAGTTCAGATGTTAATTAGAAATGAAAATGAGGAAATTGCAGTATTGTATGAGTTTATTAAGAAGGTTAATTTATTAGACCCCGATATTATTACTGGATGGAATGTTTATTATGATTTAGCTTATATCATTAGTAGATGTAGGAAGTTAAATATTGACCCAGGTATGTTGAGTCCGTTTGGATATGTTGATTTAAGGTACCCTACAGTAAGGGTCATGGGAAGAAATGTAGTAGATTTGTTAGCTGCATTTAAGCAGTTTTATCAAAATAAAGTGTTTCCAAGTTTTAAACTCGATGATATTGCAGCAAGAGATGAGTATAAGTTAGGTTGGGAGAAAGAAGAGAAATTCGATTATAATAATAAGATGAATAGAAGGTTTTTGGATATAATTGAACCTTATAATAATGACGATGTTCAGAAGTTAATTGATATAGATAGACATTTAGAATTGATTGACCATTTTGATGGAATTAGAAAGACAGCTGGATGTTCTATTGAGGACTCATTTACTGTTGGAAGATATGCTGGAATGATGTTGTTAAGAGAGTATCATGGAAAATTTGCAGTGCCTACAGGAGGTCAGTTTTTTGGAGCAGAAACAGAAAAGTTTGAAGGTGCATATGTGGTGCAACCTAAGAAGGGTGTATTTAAGAACGTTATTGCATTGGATTTTGCTAGGATGTATCCTAGTATCATTATCAGTTTCAATATGTCTCCTGAGACATTAGTTAAACCTCAAGATGTAAAGAAATACAAACCAGAAGAGTTATTTGAAATTGATGGTGTATATTTTAAGAGATTCCCGCAAGGAATTGTTCCTAAGATGTTAGAGAAGTTAAATACAGCAAGAAACGAAGTTAAGAAAAAGATGAAGGGATTAAAAACAAGTGACCCAAGATATAAGGTATATGATTTAGAACAATATTCATATAAACAAATGACTGCTGCAGTGTATGGATACTTTGCATATGTTGGAAGCAGATTGTACTATCCGTTAATTTCGAAAAGCACTACATTCATTGGAAGAGGATTAGTTAAACAAGTTATTGCATATATTGATGAGAGAAAGATGGATGCGCTATATGGGGATACAGATAGTATATTGGCTAGGATTATCGAGGGTGACCCAGTAGAGTGGGGATTAATGTTAGAGAAAGATATTAATATTATGTTTGAAGAGAAAGCTAAAACTGAAGGATGGAAGATGCCACCTATAATTGAGTTTGAGCAAGTTTATAGTAGGTTGTTATTTAGTGGAAAGAAAAAGAGATATGCAGGTTTGTGTTGTTGGTATAAAGGTAAAGAGGCTGATGAGGTTATTATTAAGGGGTTTGAAAGTAAAAGAAGCGATAGTAGTCCTACAAGTCAGAAATTGCAAGTAGGTGCATTAGATTTAATATTACATGATAAGAGCGAGAAGGAGATTAGACAATTTGTTAAGGATAGTATTATTAGAATGAGAAAGAGTGGAGATATAGAGGAAGTTGGTATACCGAAACCCATGAAGAAGGATTATAAGGAATATGGTAATCCAGGCAGTATGTTAGATATTATATTTAGCAATACTTATATGGGAAAGAACTTTGGTGTAGGTGAAGGAAGAGATAGTAGACCATATAGATTTTATGTTAAGAGAGTACCTGATGGTTTACCGAGTAAAGTTAGTTATGTATTTAAAGGTGAGACAGTTGTTAAAGATGTAGATAGGATTGCGTTAGGCCCTGAGGACGATTTGTCTAAATATGATAATATTATCGATTGGAACGTACAGACCGCCAAAGTGATAGACGCTAAAATAGAACCGATACTTATCGCGTATGGATTAACCATGAGCGAGGTAAAAAGCGGTCAAAAACAAATGACATTAGGGAATTTCTAGGAGGACTTTAAACATTAAATTGATATTAATTCTTAATCGCGCTCCCTTTGGAGAATGTTAAAAAAACCTCCAGACGTTAACAAAACAGTTTTAAAAGGGAGAGCGATTACGTCGATATGAAAAAGGAGATATTCAAATGTTAAAGTGCAATTTTAAAAAGGAAGAGACTTCTGCAGAAAGGGTAAATGGTATAACAGATACTATTAAAGTGCAAAGAAACTTTTGCATGATAAAGCAGAGTATTTATAATTGTCTTGAATATTGCGATGGTGAAGATAAATGTGTATTGTATATTATATATGCAAACTTTAGGAGGAGTTAAAATGCCAGACATAACAATGTGTGATGATAGGAATTGTGGAATTAGAAATAAGTGCTATAGATTCAGAGCTATACCTGATGAATGGAGACAAAGTTATTTTAGAGGTTCAGTTCGTAAACCTAATGAACCTTGTAAACATTTTGTTGCATTAGAAGGTGGAGATATATTACAGGAGGAATCTAAATGATAATATGTACATGCGGAAATAAGTTTGAAGTAAAAGAGTTCTATAGATGTGAACAATGTGGAAAACTATATGGCGGTAGTGAAGATAATGAAAGTATTATATGCTTAGGTCACTGCGATACGAAGGATAAGCTAGATGACATATTTGAAAGGAATAAAAAGTTTACAGACTATAGCAGAGCCAATTCGCCCAGAGAAGGAACTCCTGAAAAGATGATGGAGAAGTTTTATAAAAGCGGGCAGATAAATGAAGATGAATATAAGAGGGGCATATTAGAAATGCATATGATTAGAAACTCTCTTGCTATATATGCTGAAGTAGCTGAATATGTTGATGAGATACCTTATAAGTGGTGGGGTAGAGGTGCTTGGGAATTAGACAGAGCAAAAGCAGTAGAAGAGTTAATTGATTTGCTACATTTTGTAATGGTTGCATTTGATGATGTAGGATGTGATGCATTTGAGATACATAGTGAGTATGTAAAGAAGAATAATAGAAATTGGAAGAGATTTGAGGAAAAGGATGGATGGAAAGTTCCACAGAGGTGATTAGTATGGTAATGATAAAGTGTGATAAAATATGTGTAAAGAAGAGTGTAAAAGGATTCTGTACTGTAAACATGATATTTCTTAAAGCAGATGGAACATGTGATGCACAATTAGAATCGAGAGGCGGCAACCAACAAACGCTGGGGTGATTAAATGGGTAAAGAACAAACGATTGAAGAACTTTCGGATAAGGTACATGAAATGTTTGTAATAGCACATGAAATTGGTTTCGATAAAGCAATGGAAATGGGCAATAAAAGAATTGCTGAACTCGAAAAGGAATTGATTGAAGCTAATAAGAGGATTGCGAAACTAAAAGAGGTGTTGAGTAATTTATGAGGAGGGATAAAATGAAACTAACAGAGAACGCTAAGATATTGCTTAATGACCGATATTTGAACAAGAACGAGAGCGGGCAAGTTATAGAAACTCCTGAAGATTTGTTTAGAAGAGTAGCTATTAATATTGCTTCGGCTGATAAGCTCTATGGTGCTAAAGCAAAAGAAATTAAGGCTACAGAAAATGAGTTTTACGATATAATGGAAGAATTAAAATTCTTGCCTAATAGTCCAACGTTATTTAATGCTGGTAAAAAGTATCAGCAATTAAGTGCTTGTTTCGTATTACCGATTGAGGATTCGATGAGTGGGATTTTTGGGTCTATATATGATATGGCAATGATACAAAAGAGTGGAGGAGGAACCGGATTTAGTTTTAGTAGATTAAGACCTGAGGGTGATATTGTTAGTTCATCTATGGGAAAGTCGAGTGGTCCTATTTCATTTCTTAAGGCCTTTGATGGTGCTACGGATACTATTAAGCAAGGCGGTATGAGAAGAGGTGCGAATATGGGGGTTTTGAGAATAGACCATCCCGATATTGAAAAGTTTATTAAGTGTAAGGATAAAGAAGGCAGCATAGCGAACTTCAATTTATCTATTGCCATTACAAATGAGTTTATGGAGAAAGCAGCTAAAAATGAGGATTATGCATTAGTTAATCCGAGAGACGGAACTATAGTAAGATTTGTAAATGCACGTCATATGTTAGATACGATATCACTTCAGGCTTGGAAAAATGGTGAACCAGGTGTGATATTTATTGATGAGATTAATAATGATAATCCGCTAGTAGGTTTAGGATTAATAGAAGCAACAAATCCATGTGGTGAACAACCTTTGTTCCCATATGAAAGTTGCAATTTGGGAAGTGTTAACCTTGCTAAGTTTGTTAAAGATAAGGATATTGATTATGATGAGTTGGCTCGCGTTATTCATATTGCTGTACATTTCTTGGATAATGTTATAGATATGAATAAGTATCCAATGGAAAAGATTGAAGAGAAGACCAAAGCTAATAGAAAGATTGGTTTAGGTGTTATGGGCTGGGCTGATTTATTGATAATGTTGGATATACCTTATGATAGCGGAAAGGCTATTAGTCTTGCACATCAGATTATGGAATTTATTAACACTGAGGCTTTAGAGGCTAGTTGTAATTTAGCTGAAGATAGAGGTTCATTTCCTAATTTGGAGAGCAGTATCTATAGTGACTGGGATGAACCGCCAAGAAATGCAACACGTACAACCATCGCCCCTACCGGCAGTTTAAGCCGCATTGCTGGTTGCTCTAGTGGTATCGAACCTTACTTTGCTCTCGCACATAAAAGCTTCATCATAGATAAGGAACTTTTAGATGTCTGCCCTCTCTTAGAAGGGAAGATTAAAGAGTGTAAGGTTAATTTGACAGTAGATGAAGTTGTTAAAGCTGGAGGGTCTTTACAGAAATTAAATGTACCTGAGGAATTTAAGAGAGTGTTTAAGACATCGGGTGATATACCAGCTGACGCACATATTAGGATGCAAGCTGCTTTCCAAGAGGGTTGCGATAATGCAGTGAGTAAGACCATTAATATGCCTAATAGTGCGAGTGTTGAAGATGTATTTAATTCTTATGTTAATGCATGGAAGGCAGGATGTAAGGGATTAACTGTCTATAGGGACGGTAGTAGAGTTTTCCAAGTGTTGAGTACAGAGAAGAAGAAAGAGAGACCTAGGGAATTAGAAGGTAGAACTGTTAAGATTAACACAGGATGTGGAAGTATGTATATTACGATTAACAGTTATGAGGGTAATATATTTGAGGTATTTGCACATATTGGTAAGAGTGGAGGTTGTGCGATTGCAGCTAACGATGCTCTGTGTATGGTTATTTCCGCGAGTCTAAGGAATGGAGTACCACTCGATGAGATAATTACGAAGATTAGAGGGATAAGGTGTCCGAAACCTGGAATGGATAAGGGGCCAATATTAAGTTGTCCTGATGCTATTGGACAGGCGTTGCAAAGCTTTAGTGAGATGAAGATGAAAGAGAATACTACAGGAGCTTGTCCGCTTTGTGGAGGGACTATAGTGTTTGAAGAAGGCTGTATGAAATGTGCGGGCTGTGGAGAATCGAGGTGTGGTTAATATGTCTTATGTATGTGATGAAACAGACTATCTAATAAGTAAGTTTATGGAACAAGCATGCTTCCTCTATGAGCAAGGATATAAACCAGTTGTACTTGTTGTATCTCGAGATATATTTTTAAGAATATATCGAAATGAAGAATTTGCTAGATGTATGTTTACAAGTAGCAGTATAAAGACACTAATGGGATTTAAGTTACATGTTAGTCCTATATTGTTAGATGGTGGATTTATGTTGTTAACAAACGATGACCTGATGGTTCTTTATCAATATGAAGAGATACTAAAGGGAAGAGTTTTTAATATTAATGAAAACGAAGTTAAGTTTGATATCAGACAAATGACTGCAGAGTGCTTGTCTAAGAAAACAAATCTGTTAGATGGTTTCGAGAAATGAAGGTATATGCTGGTTCCCCCAACCATACGACATATAGAGGCGATTCTCCAGGGAGAAGATTAATATGTGGCAAATAGCAGGACCGATTATATTTACAATAGCACTATACGTTACGTTATGGTATAGATATTATAGAGGAGGAATAAAATGGTAGATATATCAGCTAGATGGTTATTAACACTAATATGTGGAATAGCATTTTTTGAGCTAGTGTGTGCGAGTATATATATGAGGAATCATGGTATAGAACCGCTTCTCTCGGGTACTGAAATAATGGCAATTCTTATGTTAGTATTTCAATCGTATTTTATGAGAAGTGATAGAAAGAATGGAGGTAATTAAATGTTAGGCGTACCACATGAAGAAAAGACAGTGGCTGCACAACTAGCAGCGATTATTGGAAAGAAATATGATATGTTTTATAACACATTTAATATGAGATATTTCTTAGTCTTTGGTGAAAACGGTAAGGAAATAAGAGTATCGTATAGTATTAATTTCCTATCTGAAGTTGAAGTATCGAAGAACTATAAGATAATTGATGATGATATAGAAGATGCAAAAAGAATACTGGAGAGGATGAAATGAGAAGTTATAAGTGCCCTGGATGTATGGGTGAATTTAATGAATGGGATAAGATGGAAAGATTGAGACTACGGACTGATGAAATAGAACCTACATATGAAACTGTTGATGTATGTCCGTTTTGCAGATGTGTAAGAGGACAATTTAGAGGTAGTGCACATCCTATAATGTTACATTACAATGTTGATTACAAAACTCAATATACTGAATGTCCAGTATGTGGTGCTAAGGGCGGTGAACAGTGCTGTCTAACTATCCATTGTTGTAAAGCAAGCCCAGATGGTACTGCAAATATTCATTGTACTTGCCCAAGATGTACTCCGAGGTGTTAATATGACGATATTTTTACTTGCTGGTAACTATGATGAATACGAACAATTTATGAAGGAGAAAGGACTCACGCGTGGTGTCTTTTATGTTAGCGGCCTCCATCGTCTTGTAGGTAGAGTCATCACCAATAAAGACAAAATCGTCATATATGGTACCTTCATTCAACGAAAAGATGCCGATGTAATATACCAAACGATTGAATCGTGTAAGAAGAAGTGACATACCGATGAGTTTATATATATATAAATATATAAATGATAGAAAAGAGGAGGAACCACTATGGTAAAGATGGTAGAAGTAACTGATGTTGACGGTAAGCCTTCGGCAAATCCTAAAGATATTATTAATGAATTCCTGAGGATGAATGTTAAATCAGTTAAAATAGAAGAAAGTGAAATAGGGAGGGGCGATAAAGATATTAATAACTTTCTCGCCAGAACGCGTGTGTATTTGAAATATCACAAATTGGATAAAATGGTTGATATATCAAGACGCAAGCCACATATAGTATTGGTCAAAATTGAGACCGAAATAATTGAAGAAATAAGGGAGGTAGAAGAAAATGTCAACGGAAACGTTACCGATGAAGAAAATACGGTTGATGCCGAATCAGCCGAGAAGTGAGTACGACGACAAGTATATAAATGACTTGGTGGAAACTTTTAAGACAAAGGGTTTTAAGGGTGCACTAACCGTTTGGAAGCCGTCTCCAGATATAGACGAATATGAAATCATATCTGGGCACTGTAGATTTTTAGCCCTACAAAAGATGGGCGAAACAGAAGTCTCATGTGCGGTATATGAAGGCATAACAGAATCAGAAGCATATGAGCTTGCTGTACTGTTTAATGAACAGAGACAAGATTTGTCGTTATATGAATTGTCATTATCTTATCAAACTATGATTGATAAGTATGGTAAGGATATAAAGGCATTGTGTAAAACATTCCAGTCTACACCTTCAACGGTTACGAATGTACTATCTGTACTTAAGCAACCTGAATATTTGAAGGAACAGGCCCATCTGGGAAAACTTACTTTGTTTGATATCAATATCCTCAAGCAGATAGATGATGAAGACCAGAGGGTTAAGTATGCAAAGAAAGTGGTATCTGGTGATATTGCAAAGACAAGACTTAACGATGAAGTTAAAATGTATACCCGCAAGGCGAAGGTTCTTGCTGCAATACCAAATTTAACTGGTGAAGCTCTTGATGCACCACCAAAAGAATCAAAGGCTGGACGTGATATATTTATTCCGCCAGATTTCAAACTCTACTTTACACTTGGTGCAGCTGTTAGGGTTGATTGGCAAGTGCTACCACAGAAGAATATTTTGGTTAGTGCATATCATATATTGCATGCCAGAGCAAGGCTTCCAATGGTTGAGGATATCATCAACAAGAGGAAGTTAATGGACTCTCTGATGATTGATTCAAGTTCAATTATCGCAATGGATAAGAATGATACTGATTGGTTCAAGAGACAGAAGGAAGTAGTTGCTTTAGCTAATGCAGTAGACGCTGATACTGTTGTGATGTTGGATGTACTGTGCAAGCCAAAATTGTTAGACAAGTGTGGAATGAGTGTTCAAGAAGCACAAGCGATAACAATTGAGAATGCAGAAAAGTTCATGAAGCTCGAAACAAATGCAAGAAAGGTTTATGTGTTGCAAGGTTACGAGAAGAGAGAATACATGGTTTGTATAAATGCATTCCACGAAATGGGTATCTTCGAAAATGATAACAATATCATTGGTGTCGGTTCCTCAGCAGGAGAAAAGATGGAAAAGACGCTAGATAGATATAAGTTCTGTTGCGATAATGTACACAGGATAAACCCAAGATTAGGAATTCATGCCTTCGGTATTGGAAGCCCCAAGATACTTGTTGAACTATACAAATATGGTGTAACGCAGGTAGATAATCAAACACCAACTGTACAGACGAGAATTAACAAGTGGATTAACCCAGAAGATGGTGAGGCATTCCAAGGACTAACACTTGCAGAAAAGAGAAATACTGCAATGTACAACGCACAGATGCTTTGGAACTATGGAGCATACTTCGCGGGAGTTAATAACCTGTTCGCAAAGATGAAAGGCGATAAATACACAACAACAGATGAGTCTGAATTCGATGATGCTGTTATTGTTGCAGACGAGCAGATAACAGGTGATTAATGACAAGACGCTTTATGGAGTTCAACTTTGACACCATGGCTTTCTCGAAATCGGGCCTACATATGTATAAGCAATGCCCTAAGAGATTTAAATATATGGTTGTCGATAATCTTGAACCAGAGGACTTACCAGAGGTTATGGTTATTGGTACAATATTCCATAATGATGTGGAGAAACTTTATGACCTAATAGATAAAGAAAAGATACTTTCAGGTCAAGTTTCTCTCTCTGATGAATATAGTAAATTTTTAGGAACCGAGATTCATTACTTGAACTTTATAAAGCTCGAACAGACGCGATTTGATAATCTTGGTGGGGTGGGAAAGGTCACTATGGACTTTTTCCCATTTCATCGAGAATTATATATGGAAGACAGAGAATTAATGTTCTACGGTACATTAGATAGAATAGATAAGGTAGGAGATGACTTTGTAGTTATTGATTATAAGGTAAGTGATAAACCTAAACATGATAGTGCATATAGTAAGTATAGATTAGAACTTGCTGGTTATGCACATTTGGCTGAGGTAAATAAAATAGTACCTGGAAAAGTGAAATACATTGGTATTATGTTTGCGCGGTCGGGGGATATGTTCTTCGAAGAATTGAAAGAAGCGTCGAGAAAAGCATTCTTTAGAAATTTGGAAAAGGTCAAAGAGGGAATAAAGAATAGACAATTCGATGCGAATCCGGGTTGGGGCTGCCAATATTGCCCTTACGAAGGAAAATGTAAAATGGATGAAGGACAGGTGACTTAATGGCTGAAAGAAAAAAATTATTGTCAATTAGGGAAAATGAAGTGTATAATATATTGCTCGATGAGGGAGGCATATCTGCTGAAGAGATTGCGAAGGCTTTGGTAATGTCTAAAGCTGGTGTATTAAAGGTGTTTATTCATTTAAGACAGAAGGGTGTAACTATCCGAAGATTTAGGCCTTCGAATAAGAAGGATATTGGTTGTATATATTGGGTTGATGAAGAGGACCAATTTGAAGATAAGCCTACCTATAAAGCAGATTATAAAACCCGCGCCGAGTACGGTGCTGATTTGCTTAAGGGTGTTAAGAAAGTTGCAGAGGTACAAACCAATCGATTCCTACCAGAGATTAAAACGTTTGAATTCACTGGGTGTCTAAGTATTGGAATTATATTTGCAGCTGATTTTCATATAGGTCATCAACACGGTGATTATGGTGCAATGGAATATGTATTCGATGTGATAGCTAAAACACCTGGATTATATTCAGCATTTGTTGGCGATATGATTGATAACAGTGTTAATGCCATGGCTCCCGCAGGCACTACGAATATAGTTGATAAGGATGGTCAACTTGCAATACTCGAGAGCTTGTTTGACAAAGTAACAGACAAAAAGAAATTACTCATCATGTTTGAAGGTAATCACGAAATAAGGTCAGTAATATCGGACCACTTCCGTATAACGCAATATTTAGCGAATAAACAAAATTCAGAGTACGGAAATTATGGCGGCCAATTCATCGTGACAATGAATGACATACCGATAATTATATATTGTAGACACAAGATGAATGGTGGTAGTCAATTTAATCCATTACATCCGAATGTCAGAGCACCTCTATTTGACTCTACTCAATATGCAAGTAATGCAGATGTGATTGTAAGGGCACATACACATGAAAGTGCTGTAGGTGAATTTAAAGTAGGTGCAAAGATTAGATATATGATGGTCTGTGGAAATGCAGTGGTATATGATGATTATGCAGACAGAGTCGGGTTTGAAAGTATGAAGTGGTCAATGCCAATGATTATAATTAGACCTGATGGAACAATAAGAATGTATAGAAGGATGAAGGAGGGTCTTGAAGACCTTCGTGACTTCAGAGAAGTAGAAGCCGAAAGGGAGGAAATAGAAGATGACGAAGACTAAAGAAGAAAAGGAAACTGAAGCAAGAATGCATAAGGATATATCAACAGAACCTAGAATGGCTAAGGAAAGAGTATATGGTCCTGTGCCAATGATAGAAAAGGAAAGGGATATAATAAACCACCCACCGCATTATGCTGATAGAAAATACGAACCAATCGACGTTATTGAGGATTGGGATTTGAAATTTAATCTCGGCAATACTATAAAGTATATAGCCAGATGCGATTTAAAAGGTAATGATATCGAGGACTTAGAAAAAGCACTTTGGTATTTAAAGCGTGAAATAAATAGGAGGAAGCGTTATGGAAAAACTCTCGGCAATTAAGTGTGAGGTAACATTAGCAGCTGCACATATGGTGCATACAGTAGATACGAAGTGCTTTAATCTTCACGGTCATAACTGGAAGGTAGTAGTTGAACTTTCTGGAACTATACAGGAGGACGGAATGGTTGTAGATTTCAATGATGTAAAAGCACTGCTTAATCAGTTTGACCATAAGGTTTGGTTTCCGAAGATTTCTGATTGTTCAAAAATGGAGGACTATAGGGAATTATGTTTTTCATTTGATGATGCAATAGAAATGCCTGTAGATGTAATAACCTGTGAGAATGTAGCACAATACTTTGCAGATATATTAATAACCCGATTCCCGCAGCTTCATCTCGTTGAGGTAACACTTTATGAGGGTGAGAGGTCGTCTGCAGTTACATATGCATATACAGAACCGCCGTTTAAGGAGGAAGAAGAATGAAGATAAGTGAGATATTTACAAGTATACAAGGTGAGAGTTCCTTCGCTGGAATACCAACAATGTTCATAAGACTATATGGATGTAATTTGGATTGTAAGTGGTGCGATAGTGACTATGCAAGAAAGGAAGAAAAGTTCTCAGAGATAAGTGCAGCAGATATTCTAAAGAATATTGAGAGCGAATTAGTATATCGACACAATAACTATATGTTTGTGTGTTTTACTGGTGGTGAACCGTTAATACAAGCACCTGAGCTTATATTATTAATAAAGGTATTAAGAGAAAGGTTTGGAGGCTCAATTGTTATTTCTATAGAAACAAATGGAAGTTACGCTATACCTAAGGAATTAATTGAACTTGGTTGTTATATAATAACCGATATTAAATGTCCAAGTTCAGGTAATCCTATGTCACATGGGGATATTTATGCATTAATGAGATGTCTGGATAAAAATTCAGAAATTAAGTTCGTTATCAAAGACGAAGCTGATTTTATTTATGCACAAGATGTAGTAGATTTAATAATACCCGAGCAATATAAAAATAACAGGAGTATCATCTTCTCACCTTGTATGGGTAAAGAACAAGAAGACTGGCCTAAAGAATTAGCAAGTAGAATATTAAGAAATAAGCTTCCAGTTAGAATGCAAATCCAAATGCATAAAGTTATTTGGCCTGAGGTGACTCGCGGTGTTTGAAACTGTCTCTAAAGGGAAGACAGATATTAGTATCGAAAGAGTAGATAGTGAGATTGTTCCTGTCACCTTTTTTGATGAAGATGGAGATGAAGAGGAGACAGAGGATTTAATGAAGAAAGCAACTATAATGTTTAACGATGGTAGCAAGATATGTTTAGAGTGTCACTTAGAAGATTGTGATGATACTTTAGATGCATTTTGTATAAGTGATGGTTGCAAATATTGTGAAGTATATAATTCACAGGGTAAAAAAATAAAGGTTGCTGACTTTCATAGTAAATTGCTTCCGCAGTTTATTAAGAGAGTATGGCGTAGTCATAAAGGAAGGAAGGAATAATTATGAAAGACGTACAAAACGGAACAGACAAAAGAGGGATAACCATTCAAAGAGTAGGTATAAGAGGACTATCTTTACCTATAATGGTGAAGGACAAGACCGACGGAATACAACACACTGTAGGAGTATTTAATGCAAGTGTTTCACTTCCTGAAGATATTAAGGGAACGCATATGAGTAGATTTGTTCAGTACTTTTCAAGTATTGATGAACCTTTAAGTTTGAAACTACTCTCTATGACTATCATGCCTGAAATTATAAAGAAATTAGGTGCGACTAGTGGATATGTAAAGGTAAAGTTTCCATATTTTATAAAAGTAGAGGCGCCTGTAAGCAAGATGTATTCATTTATTAAAGTTCAGGTTGAATTTGAAGCCAATGATGATGAGTTAACTCTAACTGTTCACACACCTGTAACTACTCTTTGTCCATGCAGCAAAGAAATTAGTGATTATGGTGCACATAATCAAAGAGGAGTGGTTTCAATTACAGTAAGATGTGATGGATGGGTATGGATAGAAGAGATAGTAGATATTGCAAATAAAGCGGGTTCATGTCCAATATATCCTTTATTAAAGAGACCTGATGAAAAATTTGTGACAGAGGCGGCTTATAATAATCCAAGATTTGTTGAAGATGTTGTAAGGGAAGCAAAAATATTGCTAATGCGTCATCCACAAGTGAACTATTATAAGGTCGAAGCAACAAACTATGAGAGTATTCACACACATGATGCTTATGCAATGGTAGAAGGTCAAAAGTATCATGGTAGTAAGAACTTCGATTCCTGAGGAAGAAAATTTTAAAATGTTAACCCATATTAATTAGGCGCCGCAACGAAAAAACATAATGTCTATACGGTCGACATTGAAATAAAAAGATAAATATTGGTATAGGTAGTAAAAAAATATTGGACTGTCGAGAAGGTGTTTATATGTTGGAACGAGAGCTAAAGCTAATAGAAAATAAGGACATAAGAGAAGGAACGAAAGCAATACTTGAAAAGTATAAGGACTGGATACAATCATTTCCCCCGAGTCCAAGTGGTAAGCATCACTTACACGAAGTAACAATGGAGGACCATTTGATTGATACAGTTGCTTGTGCAGAGGAGATTGCTAGAGAGTTTAAGATTAAGGGTGAACAGTTAGATATATTAATAGCTGCCTGTTTGCTTCATGATATAGGTAGAACGAAAACGACTTTCTTAGGTCAAAAGGAAGAAGGTAATTGGAAGTATTATCCACATTGCGGCTGGAGTCAATATGATTATGGTAAGAAGCATCCTTACGATGGCGCAGAGGTAATTAAGTTAGCTAATGAGGAACTTAAGCTTGAAATGCCTAAGATAGAAGAGATATGTGATTTAGTAAAGTGTCACATGTCACACTGGTATGCATATTGTCCTCAACCTACTAAGCTGTTGGATTACGCTATTTGTATGGCTGACTATATGGCAACTATAGTTCCGAAGTTGGATAAAGAAATGGAAGCAAGGAGGCTTAAGAAATGCTAATGGCAGGTAAGTTAGAAGATAAAAGAAAGAAAGCAGTAGTGCTTACCTCTGGGGGTTTGGACTCTACAACATGTATAGCTATAGCACTCTCAGAGAATAGAGATGTGTATCCATTATCTATTGAATATGGTCAAAAACATAGTGCTGAGTTAAGAGCCATACACGATGTAGTTATGCATTATATTGCTAAGAGTGTAGAAGCCACACCTTATGGAAATACGACTCATGTTAAAGGGTTAAAAACAGTTAAAGTTGACCTTAGAGCTATAGGCGGTAGTGCACTAACAGACGATAAATATAATGTGCCTTTGGAGAGGTCATCGGTAGAAATGTCTAAAGAAATTCCAATCACATATGTACCTGCGCGCAATACAATTATGTTAAGTATTGCAATGGGATATGCCGAAGTTGTTGGAGCTGAAGAAATATGGATAGGGGTAAATCAGTTGGACTATAGCGGTTACCCTGACTGCAGAGAAGAGTTCCTTGAACAGTTCGCAATCCTTGCCAATTTAGCAACTAAAGCAGGAGTGGAAGGAAAAGTGCTGAAAATAAAAGCTCCGCTACTCAAGCTGACCAAAGCAAAAATAATCAAACGCGGTCTCGACTTGAATGTACCTTACAATCTAACATGGAGCTGCTATACAGGAGGAGAGAAACCTTGCGGCCAATGTGATTCCTGTATCTTGCGACTCGCGGGATTTAAAGAAGCAGGTTCCCAAGACCCCGTAACGTATTCTTAAAAGACAAGGTTCATCGGGTCCTGTCGTATTGGTTGGGGGAGCTTACTCCTTCATAAGCTCTTCCAATATCTCTTTATACTTTCTCTTTACCCACTCATCAGTAACATCTAAGCCGTTATTAACTTTTTCATCAATAGCCTGTCTAAGTACTTCATTCTTAATATACTTATGAGTAGATGCTTTTATATCAACCTTTAGGTCAGTAAGAACATCTGTCAAGTGTGCATCTGCGTAGAGAAATATATACTCCTTATTCTCTCTATATGCTTTCTTAACATAAGAGTTTACCATATTCCTAAAGTTTTGATTTTTCCAATATGCTACGCCGAGAGCTATAGCACCTATAGTCACTATACCTATTTCCTCTATCATTACTATATCCATTATATTTCCTCCTATGTACCGCTATGATTATTCTCAACTATTGAACCAGCACCTAATATAGATATTTGTGAAACACACGCTACAGTATAATTACCATGAACTAATAAATATTGTGCAGTAGTGCTACCTGACCTAATACCATAATTTGTAAATGCATTAATATGATTATTTGATATGATTAATCCTACATTCGCGGGGGTGCCCGGACCCAATACATATATACCTTCAGTTCCCCATCCATTGATTATATTACCAGAAACAATATGACCGTAATTATAAATAGCTATACCTCTATCATATCCGTTTATTATATTATTGATTACCTTCGAATAACCCATTACAATACCCGAACCTGCACCTTCTAAAAATATACCCATTTGATGTGATGCACCCGCAAGAACATAATTATTTCTAATAACATTATGGACACCTCTAACATCAATACCCAAATCACCGTTAACTACATTTCTTTCTATAACATTATATCCACCTGCAGTACTAATTACAATACCACTTTGTACGTGAAATCCCGAAACAGTACTTTGTTCTAATACACTAACCTGCCCTGTTATTATTGGTTTACCCATACCAATTAAATCCATACTGGTTGTTAAAGTAACATTCTCATTATATGTACCTGTAGTAACAAATATTCTTGAACCGTTAGGAAAGTTTGTAGTGCAATAAGTAACCGCAGCTGATATCGTAGTAAAATCGCCATTTGTTCCTACAAACACTGTCGCTTTTCTAGACACAGGGTCTGCGCCGTTTACAGCATGTCTATTTTTATGTGCTTCGGGTTTTATACCATTAACAGAAAATACCTCCAAATCACTATTGGATACGACAGTATTTTCAGCAAACTTAATCGGATTATTATCTAATGACTTAAATATTAACCTAGTACCATTGTGATATATTCTTCCCTTTTCTACAGTACTAACGATAAGTTTTAAATCCTCTGTTGTCATTCCATCAGGAAGAGTTTTATTACCCGTTATTGATACATTACCTACAAACATTGCATTTATATAATCCTCTAATTGATTTAGAGCGGTAACCGTTATCTTTTCTCCTGCTGTCCATGTCTTGCTGCTATAACTTGGTCCTGGCGGTAAACCCATTTAATCACCTCAATATGCCATTGATTGTGTTACACTACAATTAGTACCAGAATTAATAGGCGCTGCAGACAATGTATATGCTAGGCCATTAGATATGCATCTTGTAACACCTGAGTCCAATATTAAAGAAGTAAAGTGAGACCTAACCCTATTATTACTCATTACACAATAGTTAGCAGTGCTGAATAATTGTAGGCCGGCTCCTCCTCCATAACCCTGTATATCGTTATTTGAAACTATGTGTCTCGAAGTTGTCATGCTTATACCAAGGAAAAAATTAAAAGTTCTGCAAGCGGTAACAAAACAACCATAACCACTTAACATTATTCCTCTTACATCTGTACTACCCATTGTATTTTCAACTAAACAATTTTTTATCCATATTTTAGTACCTGTTGTTCTTATTCCATGTAATCTAGATATTACATAAATATCATCTAATACTACATATGAACCAGAAATCTCAACCAAATAATTTGCATCAGTATATACTGTATTTCTTATAGTAAAATTCCTCATTACAACACCACTACCTGTCATATTAAATCTTGCACTAGTACTATTTAACTCAATAATTGTTCTCCAGCCAGAACCAATTATAGTGGTATTGTTTTTTGGCGTTATAATACCAGACTCATAATATACGCCCTCTCTAACATAAATAACATCGCCAATTACACTGGCTGCTATTGCTGCACTTAATGAGGTATAATCTCCTCCTTGTCCAGACAGGGCTACTACTATATTTGGTGTTCTTATTAATGTATCTGCACCACCATTTTTGTGCCTTGCGGCGTGACTCTCTATAGCTATACTATTAATATCTTTTAACTCTAAATTAGCCAATGTACCTATAGGCGATTCAAATCTAAACGGATTAGTATAACTCGCTTCTTGGTCAAATTGAATAGCGGTAGATGATGGTGAATGTATATAAGACCTAGAAGCAGCAGCAGCCTTAAAACTAATCTTATATGAACTTGCCGCTATATGTGATAGATTACTACCAAATGTCTTGTGACCATTAAGCGTAACAGCTATATTATATATGTCATTAACGCCTACTTCTAATCTATTTAAATCGGTATATGGTATATTACCGCCTGAAACCCAAACTTTTTTAGTGAAAGCCATTACATCACCCTGATATATTTTCCGCGTTAATGATATTTGTACCTGTGAATATGAAAGGTGTAACACAATTATATACAGTGTTGCCATGTACTAATACACCATCACATAATGTGCCAAATACAATACCTCTATTTCTGGTTTCTATATGATTACCTGAAATCATATTGTAATTTGTTCCGCCTATATGGCCTATACCAAATCCAACAGTATTATATGCTCCTACAACTATATTATTTGTTATTATACAATAGGAATATTGTCCGGTTATACCACCCGCAGCGTTATTAGTACCAGTAATATATATATAATTACTATCTATTATAGCTTGATACGATGCTGCAGAATCGCAATATATACCTGTATATACGGATTCTATATAATTGTTTACTATTCTCATAAAACCCTTCTTATATAAAATACCATATGTACTTGCTTCAATGTACATATTACTTATCATACAGTAGTGTGTATCTGAATATATTAAACCTTCCGTCATCGACGTATGTGTTGTGCTCTTTAATCTAAAATTAGAAACTATAGAACTCTCAAGCATTACAATATTAGAATTTGCACCTACCATTGTAAGTATTGAATCTATACATCCCGTTAAGTGAACATTAGCTGGTATAGTAATTGCAGCATTTTCTGTATAATCGCCTGTCTTAATAAATATACATTGACCAGCGGTAACAACAGCAATGGCTGCCGAGACAGTTGTATAATCCCCATTTCCCGCTGCGTCTACTACTATATCTGCAGCAATTGCTAGATTGTCTGCACTTCGATGTCTTGAACGATGACTTTCAGGAGTAACACCATTAATAATACCACACTGTATAGAATTAAGTGCACCTACACTATCCTCAAATCTAAAACCTCCGCCCAAATATTCTTTAAATAATATACCCCGCGTTGTTGTTGCACCTAATGAGGATTGAGCAACACCCAAGGTCGAACAATATAGTGCTTTACCAGCAATGTCAGATTGAGATAGTATGACATCTCGTTGAAAAGACTTTATACCTAACATAGTGACTGCTTGATTATATATATCCTCTACACCTTGTTCTATACGATTGAGCTCTACCGCTGATATAATATCTGCTACTGCCCAAGTCTTTTTAGTGAAAGACATAACCCTATCTCCTTATGCGAAAGTTATTTCCCATGTAACTGATATTACGTCTAAACCGCCTTTAACAGTATCAGCAAACGTAACTCTACTTATACATTTTCTTGCACCTTTAGCGGCCATTGTATCAGCTAATGCTAATTCTCTCCATGTACCTGTAGCTACACCCGCAGCAAATGTTGCAAAGAATCTACCGACCGGTGATGTTGGATGTGTGTTTGCAGTAACAGCTCTGTCTCCGCCAGTTACAATCGGTGTTATTACATCTGTATCTCCCACTACGGGTGCTGTATTGTTGCTTCCAGCGGCTATCGCAGCAACAGCTGGTTGTGCAATAAGTCCGGCAAGTCTATCAACAAATATTTCAAGTCCATCTGTAAGAATAAGATTATCGACCTCTATTGTTGATTTAACACCCTCAGGTGTTACCTTCTCTATTTTCACATGACCTTTCAACTTTATTCCTTCTTCTATTAACATTTTATTCCTCCTATTGTATTACATTCAATGAATCTGAAAACGTCATATCGGCCCTATGCAGAAACATATTTGCAGGTGTATTTTCACTTACAGATGAATTCTCATTTATCCAGTCATCGGTTACAGTTAATCCGTAACTTTCGGTAACGTGAACATGTTCTGAAATTAAGTAACTAACATTATCTAGTATTGTACCTGCAGCTTTTACACTATTAATAAGAGCAACTAATCTAACGTAAGATTGACCGACGCCTTGTACAGTACCTATATTGAATTGTACACTAAAGTGACCATATGCACCTGCATCCAAATATCCGTCAGATATTAATACATCACCAGGCAATACTCCTAAAAATTCTGCAACAGCTGTTTGTATACTTAACTTAGTACCTCCGCCAATAAATCCTTGAACTCTTGCAAGAATCCTCGCTCTAAATTGGTCATCAGCTTCGGCTGTTTCCCTTGTTAATCCTACTAATTTTGCAATACCATCTAAAGATACTCCAGTAGCCTCACCAATAAAGTGACTCGATAATACATCTTCTAACATATCATTAATATCTTCATACATAGACCCGTCTATAGAGAGTATCTTATAGTTATTTCCACTGGGTTCCCTATTATAAACATCCGTTAATCTTCTAATTAGATTTGTAATTCTACTCATTTAATCACCTTACGGAGGTGTTATTGGATTAGTTGTAACACCCATTGTACCACTTGCGGCTTTCTGTGTTGCAGTAACTACAATATTAACTGTACCTGCATTTAATGTCAATGTCGTTATATCTATTACCCAATCACCCAAGTTAAATATAACGTCCATTATTTTTGTTCTTATAACATCGGCACCAATATTTAAACCATTTATATAACCTTGTATCGCAGTCGTTATTTGTGTTACAGCATCTGAAGGCACTGTTAGACTATTAACATCAACAACTGTAACTATATTAACGGTGACACCAGCTGGATTCTGCCATGTAAATGCAATACCCGCAGCTCTTGTTTCATCAATAGCTATATAAACAGGATTAGTAGGACTTGCATCATATGCTACACCTAAAACAACAACATTAACGCTGTGTGTAGTTAAATTCTCAATAACACTTGCATAGGTTACTCCTGAAACTGCAAGCACAGCCTGTCTTATAGCTTCAACTGTTGCATTACCAGTTAATTCTAATGCACCCATGGCACGTAATCTTAAATCTGCATCACTTTCGACGTTTTCACCGCCGGAAGTTAACAACGCATTATTAACAGAACTAACACCAGCAATAGATTGCGATAATACATTAATTGTTGTAGCCGCAACATTATTCGTTTCACCATAAAGAACTGATTCAATATCTAAAATTACTGTTGTACCAGAGATTGTACCACTTTCTGTTGTAATAAATTGAATACCTGATGCTGTCTGCACACCAACACCAGCATTAATAACAACACCATTATTACCAGTAAATGTAACCTCACCAATTGACTTTGAAGCAGATAATCTATAAACCCCTAACAATCTAACTAACTTATCTAATGATTGACCTATAGCTGTTTCAAGAAATCCATTATAATAAATTGTCTCTGCCATATCCCATAATGCAACTTCTTCAAAAGTAGTAGTCTGCAGGAACTTATACAAAGGTGACGTATCTGTTAAGTCAACATCACTGCCAAATATAACCTTCGCATTATTGGTCTTTTCAGTTAATATTACATTAAAGGTCTTTTTCACAAATCCATTAGTCGTTACACCGTATACCATTATATCACCAGATTTATAGTTATTAATTCATTAAACACTATCAAGTTTAACTCTACAGTCATGCTTCTATTAACATAATCGGTAGAAATGATTTTCATACTTTTTAGACTATTATAATAAGAGTATTTACTTAATGCTTCACGCAATACAGACTCAACAATCAACGTAGGTGTATTGCTTAAAAATACAGACATAAAGTTTGCACCAAAACGTGTAGCAAACATATCTTCACCTAATTGTGTTTTAAATAAAACCTTCATATCCTGCGCTACTTTATCACTACCAGTAATAGTTTCAAATTTTAAATCACTATTGAATACCAAATCCATACCATCAGGTGTTTCTGTTAATGCAAACGTTGTTCCAAATGACATTGAATTACCTCTTGTTTTATTTCTTTCATAGTCCCCCCAACCATACGACAGTTAAGGAGAACTTCCCGCAACTTATTCAACTAACCAGCAACTATTAATCTCCAGCTCCAAGTATCTGCATTGCTCTTCATACACATATAGAGATTGTCTCTTACACCCGCACCACCTGCAACTAATCGTATTTCCCCTCGATGAGAATCATTGGCAGTAGGTAATGTAGATGATATTATTTTTGGAGTTGATATACTTATTGGACTGTCGGAAAGGATTGTAAGGGTGTCAGGAACCTCAACCTTTACTCCATCAATAGTTGCCCCAATATCTGTGTCTAATATAAATCCTCCTAATACAATAACACTATTTGCTTCTATTTGATTGTCAGTTTCAGTCCTAATATTATGGTCGATTAATGAGTCATTAGCACTAAAATCTGTAAATATAGCTAAGACCGTGTCTCCTGCTTTCAGAGGGGTTAATATTATAGAATTGCCGCCCTTAGGATACCAAATTGGAACATTATATAGAGAATAGTGACTCTTTTTATTTGTACTATTAAACTTAAATAATATATCACATCTTACCTTATCCTTATGAACACATAATACTTCACAAATACAAGCACGATGAATGTCTCGTATTTCTCTTTTTACAGTTTTAATAACAGCGTCTCTTAATGTCATTAAGGTAATTCCTCCTCTTCCATAGCCAATTCATCGTCTATTAAATCATTAACTACATTTGTGATATAATTAGAAGCTTCTTCAAAATCAGAAGCGGGTACACATTTAAATTCGCAAACATGCTCATCATCTGTAGACTTGTATACAGCCTCTGTAACTATATAATATTCCTGCGTTAATTCAATACCGTTTTCAGTATATTGATAACCAACATCAGAGAGCGATGGTTGTATTGCTACTAAGGCCTTGGGAAATATATCTGGTAACAAAATACTTCTAACAGTATATTCATTAGTTAATGTATAATCTGTATCATCTGTCTTGGGCGTTCTATTAAAGCTAATTAAACCAGAATAGTAAGTTAATCTTATAGACAGCGGAAGCGGTGTATCACCGTTTATTATATAAATCTTTCTATTTAGGAACATAATCTTTATATCGTATTTTTCTTCTAACATATCAAAGGTATCATTGTACGTGGTTCCATCAACTTGATTAAATAAAATCGTTGTATCAATATAAGGGCCCTCAGTAATAGTAGTTCCATATTCACTTATTGTATTAACATAACCGCCTGTTCTTTTATTAAGTTCACGTGCCCATGTATCATCACCCCATCCTACAAATTCAATTTGTAATCCAAACGACGCTACACCAGGTGCATTAAAATAATGCGTTTGCCCCGCCCCTGCTAGATGACTTGTGGTAGTCGCTGTTAGCCAGTTTGTTATAGACTGTTTAAAATTATCTCTACCATAAGCTATATATTGACCATGTTTATAATTTTTAAACTCAACTACTGCACCAATAACCTTAATAGTTGTTTTCTTATCATTATCCTCTCTTTCAGTAATAACCTCTAAAATTGTACCTGAAAAAATTGTATCATATCTAATATTATAGCCGGACCTTAAAACAATATCAGCACCTGCACTTACAATATTTAAAGCCGTATAACCTAGATTCCATACAGTTATAATACCTTTTTGTGATTTAGAACCCACACCTCTGGTTTCTAAATCAAAGTTAATATCTAAACCATAAATCCATTCCGTTTCTGTATTATCTTTAAACTTACCTGTATTTAAATTAAGCGTTAGAGCCTTGGGTGCATCATAATCTGGGTCAAAGTAACGAAAAGCACTCGTTAGTGCATCACTAGCATTCCCCGCACGCATTAACTCAGCTTCAAGAGTTTCATATGAAACACCTTGTTCTAGTAGCGAATTTACCATCTTATTAAAAGTAGTTAAATCATCGCCTTTTAAGTCATTAAATCCTAAAGACTGAAAGGTAGGAGTAATCTTAATTTCAGTATATCTATAACCCACTAGGATACCCCCAAGTAATTAAAATCACTCTCTGTCAAAAGCCATACTTTTGGGTCATCTATATTTTCATCAAAGACAAATATACCAAATATTCCGATACCATTCTTATCTCTGATAACAGAGATACCTTTAGATACAATCTTCGTAAGTATTAACGTTCTATAATTAGTCAGGTCATTTAGTCTTAATGACAAAGTATTATCATATATATTTCTATACCATATAGCTTGAATTGTTAAACCTGAGTAATTAAACATTTGGCGCTGAGGGGCCATCATTATTTTATCAAACGGCACTAAACTATATCTTGCATTATAATTCATTTAATTACCCCCACGGAGTTACGGCCCATAACTTATCAAGCATACTCTTGTCTTTTTCTGACAAAGGAGAGAATGCATATAGCGATATCTCTACTGTCTGACCTGTTTGAACATCCATTCCTAAAAGATGGTCGTTTTCTTCATCGTAAATAAAGTTTATTTGCGTAACCATAAGTGACGCTCTAATAACCCTTCTAACACCAAAATTAACCTTAAATGAGTTAATGGCTTTATTATCTTCCTCAATATTAAAGTCTCCAAATATCATACCTGAAAAACGACCAAAGTCACATTCAACATCAAATATCTCGCGCTTGTCTCTTAATGCCCTTAATTTAGAGAGAAGTGTATCTCTTCCTTCAACAGCTACACCTCCTGTTTTAGCCCACTCATCAGAAAGAGTTGTACTTATATCAATTGAAGGCGCGTCAAGTGCAAGATGGTCATTAATTTCAAATCCTGCATCTGTTTGATATTCAGGCGCAGTAGTATTTATATTAAGCGTTAAACTATCAACTCCATTTAAAATAACCATAATGCTTTTATCCGCAGATATTAACTTAACATTCGTATTTCTTTTATTAATCGAGTAACTGGTAGTTAAATCACTGGTCGAAGATGCCCCTTCCAACAACCCACCTAACGGTGGTAACATTCCTGGTGTCATTATATACTCCCCGTTTCTTCAGCTAAATAATCCTTTTCAATAATTCTTATCATTTTTCTCTGACCTTCTTCAACGCCTTCCTTAATCATCTTTTTCATCTTTTCAAGACTTGCCTGGTCGCCAGAAAGTGTAATATTACCAAATGAAATAGATGTTTGTGGTGAGATTACAGTAGTCTTTCCATTATTGGTTACGCTTCTTGTAGGTGCTAAAACTGAAGGTTGTGCAGCATTAATACCTGTAGGAGTAAGAGTCATTCCAATATCACTCTTTAAACCTTCAAGTGTACTTTTAATATGTTTTCTTCCAGATTTAAAAGCATCGGGAACTCTGCTATCTCTGTAATCTTCAACTACTTGGTCACCTGACTTTGAAGAAGCTAACATTACCGCACCTAGTGCTAAACCTATAAGTGCAAGCCATGGTAGAGCTACTCTAATAGCTTGACCTATAGCAAATATCGTACCAGCTAAAGTCATATTAGCGCCAGCCTGTGCATATGTAGCCGCAATATTAGCCCATAACTCACCAGTTAAAAATCCAGTAAGGAAAATCTGCATATATAATCCTATTTTTTCGAGATTGTCGACAAATATCTTTTTCCACTTAGCAAGTGTCGATACTATTGTAACTTTTAAATCTGCTAACTTGGCCCAAATAAGACGCCATCTTACAATAAGTGATGCTTTCTGAACACCCATTCCAAATACTTCAGTATCATAATATGACGCTTCGGCTATTGTTCCTACAATCGTTACACCAGTATCTTCTTCAGTAACTTTAGTCTTAAATACACGCGCCCAAGCACTTCTTAATGTAGCAATAATTTCTTGACCCAACACCGTTTTGGAAAATCTAACTGCACTAATATAAAGCCAGAGTGCACTAACAAGAATAAGTATTGTACCTATTAACATAGCTGTAGTATCGCCCCAATGTACCATTATATGGTCTATTGCAATAATTATAATAGCGATGGGTAATAAGAAACTACCCATTGTTCTTAATGTACTAAACGTCAATCTAAATAACGCTGCATTTAAAGCCCAAGCTTCTTTAGCCAGATTTGAAAATGCAAGTTGCAATCCAGCAGAACTGCGTAATGTATCTTTAACAGTAACACCTAAAGCTTTAAAAGCTGCAATCATCATCACCAGTGCAGCGAATAACATTAAAGTTTTAAACCATAAATCACCAAAAGTAGCTGCTAATATTATAAACAATGCTATAGCTGCTTGTAGGGGTCCTGGAAGCATAGCCATAAAATCTATAAATATTTTTAATAAATTATTCCACTGAACAAACAAAGGAGTCATTTTAGAACCAAGTCGTTGATAAAGTGCATCTATAGATGATGTAAGCATTTCTGTTGTACCCGCCATTGTTTTTAATCTTTCTTCGACCATTTGTTGTACCGAAGTAAATTCTTTTAGACTATCAACCCACTGTTCAACTGTCCAGTTGTTTTTAGCCATAACTTTTTGCCCTTCAATTAAAACTTCATTCATATCTATTGCTTGTTCAACCGAAAATCCTTGATGTTTAACAAGAAAATCTACGACAGATACACCATCTTCCATTTGCCCAATCCAAGTCTTAAAAACAGTAACCTCATCTTCCTTTATCTTAGCAGCGAGAGTACTTCTAGCACTTGCAACCTTCATTTCGTATTGATATTCCCTAATTGCATCGCCACCTGCT